GGCTCTGGCTCCGCTGCGCCCATGTGATCTGGGCCACCTGCGCTTCGTTCCAGGGGGTAGCGACGGTGGCGCGCAGCAAGCCGCTGCGAAAGATCTTGACCTGAAAGTGCGAGAACGCCAGCAGGTACGCCTGATCAGAGCCGGTCTCCATGGCCACGAGGCGGCCCGGCCCGGTAGCGTTGGCCACGTAGGCCGTCCCAGGACGGCGGCGGACGCCGCCGGTGACCTCGACCACCACGTTGCGCAGCTTGGCGGCGCCGCTCTGGTAGGATCGCAGATCGGTGCGGCCGAGCATTCTCGGGTCGAGTTCGCCCGCGGTGAAGTCGGTCTGGGTCAGGAACGCCTGGGTCATCCGAGGCGCGCCTCGAGCAGGGTGAAGTCCTCGACCTTGGGTGGCGTGTCCTGCTGGCTGTCGACCAATTTCGCGAGCCTCAGCTCGTCTTCGGCTAGGCGGGTGAAGCGATCGGCGCGAGACGTGTTCTCGGTCAGCGGGAGGCAGAACTCGGCGGCGAGGCGGGTCACCAGCGCCGACGCGAAATAGGCGGGGAAGTCGCCTTCGCTGGGCCGGAAGACGTAGCTCAGCACGATCGACTCTGCATCGGCGTGCAGCTGACGGTTGACGATCTGGTAGGTCGAGCCGCGGCTGCGGGCTTCATCACCGGCCGACAGCGCCTTCAGATAGTCGTTCGGCAGCTGATAGGCGTAAGCGAAGTCGGTCACCGGCGGGCCGGCCAATCGCGCGAGCTCGACCTTCTTGGTGGCGAACGACCAGGGATGCGCGGACAGCAGGGCGTCGCGAACGAGGGGATAGAGGCGCGCGGCCACCCTCGCCTCGGCGGTGCCGTCCTCGAAGGAGCTGATGCTATCGGCGCCGAGCTTGATCAGGGCGCTCGAGCAGAGCTCGATGCTGTTGAGGGCCATGACGGGCGTCCTTAAGACGGGGTTCGGGCAGCGCGGGACTCAGACCGACCAGCCGATCTGAGGCCGCAGCAACCGCAGGAGACGTTGGCGCTCGACCGCGAGAAACGCGATCACGCAGTCACCGTGCTGATAGCCGATCAGAAAGGGCAGGCCCGGGAGAGCGTAGACCGTCACCCGCTCAGGGCGCAGTGGCAGGTCGGGTCTTCGGGCCGAGCGCCAAAGTTGAACGAACGGCTCGAGCATCGCGTGATCGAACGCGTACCGCTGGACCTTGGCCGGAAACCGCTGCTCGAACAGCGACAGCATGATCCCGGGACAGGCGCGACCCGTCGTGTCTTGCTGGGCGACCGCCGGGTGGATCGGGCAGAGCAGCGCCGTGAGCACCAGGACCATCGCGAGCGGTTTCGGCATGACCGTCTCCTCGGGAAGGGAGCCGCGTCGGGCCAGCCGGGCTGGCTGCCGACGCGGCCGGAACGAAGGCCGGCCCATGGCAATCGGATCGGATGATCACCCTGGCCGGAGGTCGCGACCGGACGTTCGAGCCGCGGTCGCGGTCGGCATCAGTCGGTGTCGTCGCCGACGAAGCTGGTGATGTCTGCGACGTTGACCACGCCGCCGGCGTTCGCGTTCACGACGAACACGCCGCCGGTGGCACCGGTGTTGGCGAAGATGAAGTCGCCGACGCGCAGCATGCCTGCGGCCTCGTTGAAGTAACCGGAGGTGTCGACCGCGTCGGCCGCGTCCGGAGTCTTGTAGTGCCAGAGGGTGAAGCCGTTGGCGTAGGTCAGCGCGCTCAGGTTGTTCGAATCATAGGCCATGGTTAGCTCTCCAGGCTCGGCATCTCGATGACGCCGTCGCCGTCGATCAGGCAGGCGCCCTGGCTCATCGAGTTGGACACGAAGTGCGCGGCGCGGTCGCCGTGCCAGGTCACGTCGGTCACGACCTCCTGGCCAATCGCGTGTCCGATTGCGCTGCGGTGATACCAGAAGCAGCGACGGACGTTGCTACTGAGCTCCAGGCCCGAATGCGGCAGCCACAGGGTGCCCAGCCAATGCTTGGCCTGGGTACCGCGCCAGGGCAGCTCGTCCGGCCCGACGAAGTCGGCGTTCGCGAACTCCGCGATCTCGAGCAGGTCGGACCACTGCTTCCAGCCGATCACCGCGTAGCGTTGGCCATCGTCCGGGACATCCAGCTCGCCGAGCATCTCGAACGCCTCGAGCACCTTGGCCTTGGTGAGGCCGTCGGTGCCGGCGCCGGCCGCCTTGGTGGTCTGGCCGAGGCTCGTGATGATCAGCTCGTCGGTCTTGCGGCCCAGCGCGAAGGCGCCCGCATTGGCCAGCACCTGGCGCTCGTCGATGTTGATCTTGAGCTCATCCAGGTGGTCGACCCAGTCGCCGGCATAGAAGTCCAGCAGCTGGCATTCGATCGGCGTGTGGTCGACGTTCATGACCGGCACCTTGCCGTGTCGCGCCTTGGTCGAGGCGCTGCCCTTGCCGACCTTCTGGAACACCGTCGAGCTGCCCTGGACACCGTTCTTGACGCGCACGGTGTTGCGCAGCTTCGAGCCCATCCGCTGATAGGCTTGGTGAACCTCTTCCTCGAACTGCTTGATAAAGGCTTGATCAATGGTGGTGGACAACGTTCGTCCCTCCTTGGTGGTGGCGAGAGACGACACGCGGTTGGTCCGACCGGCCGGGCCGGGCCTTCGCCCGGTGCCCCGGCCTGTTGCGGGCCGCGGTCTCGGCGGGTGCGCCCCGCCTCAGCGGGCGGCAGATCCGCGGGCCCGCGCCTGATCGTCGACCAGAGCGAGGGTTGTTCCGCAGCCTGCCAGCCGGGAAAACTCGCGGACGCGGCGCATCGCCGGACGATGCGCCGTGCGCCATGGTTCAGGCGGCTTCGGCCCAGCCCGTGCCGTCGGCCCAGAAAGTGCCATCGGACCAGGGCTCGCCGCCGCTCACCCCGTCGATGATCACGTTGACGCTGGCCGGGCGGATCACGATCTCGCCGAGCGGCATGGTTGCCCCGCTCAGCACGACTACGTTGCCGGCCCCGGTGCCGTCCATGTTCTCGAGCGACGTGCCGCCCTGCTGCCCGACGTGGATCGCGGCGTACTGACCGGGGTTGCCGTTTGAGGGATCGCGCACCCAGTTGCGGTCGATCCGGAAACTCTTCTGCGCCGTCATGTGGATGCCGTCGCGCCGCGTGGTTTCGACCGTGCAGCGCTCAATGACGGCGTTGAGGCGTTGCGTAGGGCTGGACTGACCACTGAGCGCAATACCGTGATAGCCGCAGTTCTTGGCCAGCATCAGGACCACGGTGATGTCGTCGCTGTCGTAGGCAATCAGCCCGGAGCCATTGCCGCCGACCGGGTTGGGGATGCCGACGTCCTCAGCGATCAGGTCGGCGCACAGCCAACGATTCGAGCCACTCTCCAGGTGGAACCCGTCACCCTCGCACTGCAGTGCCCGACAGCCGATCAGGCGGCCATCGCCGACACCCGAGAACCCGAAGCCAATTCCCTGGCCGTTGGCTTCGCCAATGTAGTTGCGGGCCGTACAGCCCACCACTTCGACGAAGTTGGCGCCGAAGGTCTGGCAATTGAACTGGACGCCATCGCCCTCGGAACCGCTGCCGGGGTGCTCGAATGTCGAATCGCGCAAGATGACGCGGGCGATACCAGGCAGATCGGGGGCGAGCACGCCGTAGCCTTTGCCGAGATGATCGCAGCCGGCGAGAAGCAGATCGGTGGTGTCGGCTTCGATGCACAGGAACGCGCGCTGTGTCCCCCTTGAGATCAGGTCGAAAAGCTGCAGACCGACCGCGCCAACTGCGCGGATGCTGTTCCCGCCGAACATTACATCCGCTTGATCAAGCGTTAGTCCATCGGTGTCGAACACCACGCTGGCACCGGTTACCTCGATCAGGGCCGAATTGACCGGAAACGCGGACAAGGCCCGAATTGTGCCGTCTCCCTTGAGGATCAGACCGTTTGCGCTGATCGAGAGCTTGTCGCTGGTGCGGAAGGTACCGCCCGAAATCACGACCTGGTCACCTGGTTGCCAGGCGTTGATCGCCGCTTGGATCGCCAGCGTGTTGTCGGTAACCCCGTCGGGGGTGCCGTTCGGGAAGTCCTGCGGGCGCCGGTCAACCACCTAGAGGCTCCACTTCGCATTTGCCCATGCGATCAGCCGATGCTGGTCGCTCGTCGACAGCGCTCGGGTAGCACCGATCGTCGCGAGGACGTCGATTGCGGCGTAACCGAAGGGCGCATCGGCGTAGCGGCCGCCGAGCACGATGGCCG